GGGGCCGACTGGGGCTTTGCAACCGATCCAACGGTGCTGGTGCGGTGCTACCTCAAGGGCCGAACGCTCTTTGTGGATCAGGAGGCGTGGAAGGTTGGTTGCGAGATCGACCACACGCCTGCGCTGTTCGACACCATCGACGGCTCGCGCAAGTGGACGATCACAGCGGACAGCGCGCGACCCGAGACGGTCAGCTACATGCGCCGGGCGGGGTTCAAGATTGTGCCGGCGCTCAAGGGCGCGGGAAGCCTGGAAGACGGCATCGAGTTTTTGAAGTCCTTCGACATCGTGGTTCACCCGCGATGCCGCCACGTCGAAAGCGAGCTTGGGCTCTACGCCTACAAGCAAGACCCGCTGACGGACGAAGTTCTCCCGGTGCTGGAGGACAAGGACAACCACACGATTGACGCCCTCCGCTACGCGCTGGAGGCGTTGCGGCGTGTTCGACCCAAGGTCGCGCCGCCGCCATCAAGTGACCCGCCCGACCTTTGGGGCCGTGCAAGAGGGGAGGCGGACGGATGGAAGGTCGCGTGACCGCCGACGAGGGCTATAAGCCCGACCTTGCCGCCCTCAAGCGCATGGTGGAGGACTTCCAGAGCCTGACCTACGACGGGCGCCGCAACTCGACCATCGACATCGACTATCTGGACGGCAACCAGCTAACCGACACCGAGAAGGCGGCGCTCCGTAAGCGCAAGCAACCCGACGTGGTGTTCAACCGCGTGCGTCCGGCGGTCCTGGGGACGTTGGGCGTTCTGAAGCAGGGCGAGACCGACCCGCGCGCCTACCCGCGCAACCCACAGGACGAGGACTCGGCGGACGTGGCGTCAAAGACGCTGCGGTTTATTGCCGACAAGGCGCGGTTTGATGACCTGCGCATCAAGGTCGCCAAGGACTACCTGACGCCCGGAACCGGGGCTTGCCTGATCGGCGTGGACCCGGATGACCAGAACATCACCGTCGACCAGGTGCGGTGGGAAGAGTTCATCTACGACCCGCGCGCCCGCCGCGAGGACTTCAAGGACGCCCGCTACATGGGCATCATGAAGTGGCAATGGGTTGACGACCTAAAGCGCAAGTTCCCCGGCAAGGAGGTGGAACTAGAGGCCGCGCTGAATACCGCTCCGTTCGCGGTTGACGATATGTTCGATGACCGGCCCAAGGACGCCCAGACGACGTGGGCGGACAAGAAGAAGCGCCGCGTCCTGACGATTGAGCTTTACCACGAAGAGGGCGGCAAGTGGTATCGCTGCTACTTCCACGCCTCTGGCATCCTTGAGTCCGGCGAGAGCGTCTATCTGGACGAGAAGGGCCGCCCTGGTTGCCCGATTGAAGCGGTCTCGTGCTTCATCGACCGTGAGAATAACCGCTACGGCATTGTCCGCGACATGCGGCCTTTGCAGGACGAGATCAACAAGCGCCGGTCCAAGGCGCTGCACATGCTCAATACCCGCCAGGTGCAGGAATCGCAGCCGGGCATGGGGATGGGCGACCTCGACGTGGTGAGGGCCGAAGCGGCGCGCCCGGATGGCGTGTTGCCCTCGGGCTGGCAGATCATCACGAACAGCGACGTGCTTCAGGGTCAAATCTCGCTGATGCAGCAAAGCATCGCGGAGATCGAGCGCATGGGGCCGAACCCGGCGGTGCTTGGCCGGCAGGGAGCGGACGCATCGGGCCGGGCGCAGCTTGTGCGCCAGCAAGCGGGGCTCACTGAGCAGGCGATTGTCTTCTCGGGCATCGAGGATTGGGAGCTTCGCGTCTATCGGCAGATGTGGGTTCGAGCGCGTCAGTTCTGGACTGCGCCGATGTATGTGCGGATCACGGATGACGAGGGCGCGCCGGAGTTCATCGGCGTCAACCAGCCGGAAGTCGGGTTTGATCCGATGACCGGGCAGCAGGTGGTGTTGGGCTACAAGAACCGCCTGGCCGAGCTGGACGTGGACATCACCATCGACAGTGTGCCGGACACGGTGAACATTCAACAAGAGCAGTTCCAGATGCTTACGGAACTGGCGAAGATGTACGGCCCGCAGGAAGTGCCGTTCGAAGACATTCTGGAAACCTCGACCATGCCGAACAAGCGGCAGGTGATCGAGCGCCGCAAGGCCCGCCAAGAGCAGGCCGCGCAAGCGCAGTCCGCGCCGGACCCGCGTCAGCAGATGGCCGAGCGGGGCATGATTGCCGAGATTTCCAAGACCGAAGCCGAGGCCGCGCTAACGGGCGCCAAGGCTCAGAACGAGATGCTGAAGCCGCAAATCGAGGCCGCCAACGCCTTGATCGCGGCTCAGAACCCGCCGCCGGGGTATCCGGGCGCTTCGCCGTTTGTGGGGGCGTAATCCCACGACAGGCCGCCGCTGATCGGGCGAGGGCTTAGGCCCTGACGTGCCGCCGACGTATCGGGCGAAGGGAACCACTATGCAAGACGAGGACTTCCTTGACGGGCTCGCGCCCGATCAAACCGCTGCGCCTGTGCAGGAACCGGCCCCGACACCGGAGCCGCCCACCGAAGCCGCGACCGGCGACATTCGCCCGCGTGGACCGGATGGGAAGTTTCTGCCGAAAGAGGCTGGGGGCCAAGAGCCCGCACCTCAACCGCAAACCCCGACGCCCACGTCGGAAGCGGTCCAACCGGCCACCGTCGCCGAACACGCCAAGCCGCCCGAAGGGTTCGTCCCCATCGGCGTGGTGCAGGAGCTTCGCAAGGAGCTTCAGACGTTCAAGCAACAGGCCGCGCAGCCCCCGCCCCCGATGCCCGATCCTTACGAGGACTTCGAAGCATATCAGGGATGGCAGGAAGCCCAACTCACGGCGGAACGGGCCGATTGGTCTCGGCAACTTGCCGAGGCCCGGCACGGTGCGGATACGGTGGAACAGGCTCGCGCCTGGGCCTTCGAACGCGCCGAAGCTGACCCGATCTTTCGCCAGCAGTCCGCGATGCAGCGTGACCCTTACGGCTTTGCGATTGAAGCATGGAAGCGCGATCAAGTGCTTACCAGGCTTTCCGATCCGGGGCTGATCGACCGTTTCCTGGCGTTTGCCGGCGGCCAAGCCGCGCCGACGCCCCACAACCCCGCCGCGCCCGTCGCGGCCATCCCCCAACCGCCAACACCGCCTCGTTCGCTCGCCTCCGTACCCTCGGCGGGCAGCTACAAGCCGGGTGAAGTCCCGCTTGACGACGAGTCGTTGTTCGCCTCCGCCATAAGGTAAAAGACAATGGCCGAAGTGACCCTCGCCACCGCTTCTGAGAAGCAGGTTTGGCGCAAGAACTACTTTGAAGAGTACGTCCGCGAGTCCGGCTTCAAGCCGTACATGGGGCGTGATCCGACCTCGATCATCGTGTCGCTCTATGAGCTTCAGGAGCAGGCCGGAAAGACCGTCAATGTTCCCCTGATCCTCAAGCTGGCAAATGCCGGCGTGACGGGTTCGGCGGTTCTGGACGGGGCCGAGGAAGACCTCGGCAACTACAACTGCGACATCTCCATCGACTGGCTCCGCAACGGCGTCCGCGTTCCGAAATCGACCTCGTACAAGACCGAGATCGACCTGCTGGGCGCCGCTCGCTCGATGCTGAAGCAGTGGTCGGCGGAGCAAATGCGCGACGACGTGATCCGGGCTATGCTTTCGGTTGTCACGACGGGTTCGACTACGGTCAACCTGGCGTCATCCTCGGCGGCCAACCGGAACGCCTTCGCTGCGGCCAACTCTGACCGCATCGTCGCGGGCAAGCTCCTGTCCAACTACTCCGCGACCTGGGCGACCATGACCGCGACGCTGGACACGACCGACGACAAGGCCACGGCGGCGAACATGAGCCTGCTGAAGCGCGTTGCGAAGCTCGCCTCCCCGGCGATCCGTCCTTACAAGACGGGTGACGGGCGCGAGTATTTCGTGGCGTTCCACGGCGCGCGCACGTTCCGCGACCTGAAGCTGGACTCGACCATGACGCAGGCCAACCGCGAGGCCCGCCCGCGTGACGTTGAGGCGAACCCGTTGTTCCAAGACGGTGACCTGATCTATGACGGCATCATTCACCGTGAAGTGCCCGAGATCGACACCATCGCGGCCAACGGCGGCACGGCTTACACGCTGAACAACGCGGGCGCCGGCGGCACGGTTGACGTTCGCCCGGTCTTCCTCTGCGGCCAGCAGGCCGTGGGCGTGGCCTGGGGGCAGATGCCGGTTCCGAAGACGGACTCGACCAAGGACTACGGGTTCCGTCCCGGTGTCGCCATCGAGGAACTGCGCGGCGTCAAGAAGATGGCCTACAACGGCAAGCAGCACGGCATGGTCCTCGGCCTCTACGCCGCCGCCGCCGACAGCTAATCCCATCAACCTGAATTGAGGCAGGGGGCTTCGGCCCCCTGATTTTTCACATGGCAACTCTGACTAGCTCTCGCGCGCTGGCGACGGTTCCGGCTACCCTCTTTGCGGGTAACGGCGTAGTTCAGGCCGCGTACGGTTCCTACACCCTCGCCGCCAACCCGACCATCGCTGACGTGATTGAGTTCTGCCGCGTTCCGGCGGGCTCGGTCATTCTCGGCGGCTGGTTCCGTGGCGAGGACATCGACACCGGCACCGAGACGCTGGACATCGACATCGGCACCTCTACGGACCCCGATGCGTTCGGCAACTTCGGCGTCTTGACCGGCGACGCCACCACGGACGTGAAGCCCGAGGCGTCGATCCTCTACACCCTGAACGGCACGCTGAAGTCCGGCCCTGTGTCGGTGTCTTCGGAGACCGTCATCATCGGCACGGTCAACGCCGTCGCCAACGCTGGCGGAACGGGCGTGCTTTGGGTGTGCGTCCTTTACGTCCCTGCCTAACGCCAAGCGCCGCCGGGGTGAGTGATTGCCCCGGCGGTTGCTAGGTCCGAAACGAGGGGCGACGCATGGCGACCTGTCGGCAAGTCATAACCCGCGCGCTGGAGAAAATCCGGGTCCGTGCGGTTGGCGACGCGCCCTCCCCCGAGGAGGCCGCAGGCGCGCTCCAGACGCTGCAGAGCCTCTATGACGAGCTTATCGGCATCGGTTCTTTCGGCCGTCTGGCCGAGGTTCTGGTCGATGACGACTACACCGCAGGCGAGAACGAGCGGATTTACAATACGACCGACAGTCCGGTGACCATCACCCTGCCGGAGACAATTGAGGACGAGGAAGACGGTCAGGACCGCGCGCCGCGAGACCGCAGCGTGGTAGTTATCGCCAGCGACCCGATCAAGGCGCACCTCTATTCGGCCCCGCTGGGCGAATGGCAGGAGCTAACCAACCTCGCGCTTGAGGACGTCGCGCCGCTTTCAGAGCGGTCATTCGACGGCCTGGCGAGCCTTCTGGCGGTGGCCTTGTCGGAGGAAAACCTAAAGCCGGTCGGCCCGGTGTTGCAGGCCCGCGCTCAGGCGTTCCGCTCCATGATCGTGACCCGTTTCGACAGTCCGCGCACGTCGCCGGACGTCGAGTATTTCTGAGGACGCCATGGCCACTTACACCAAGTTCGACCAGTTTGCTGCCGACTGCCCGAATGGCGTCCACAACCTTGGGTCCAACACGCTCAAGGTGATACTGACCAATTCGGCTCCGCTGGTGACCAACACCGTCAAGGCCAACCTCACCGAAATCAGCCCCGGCAACGGCTACACGGCGGGCGGCGCGACGGTGACTGTCACGGCGTCCTCGCAGACGAGCGGCATCTACTCGCTGGTCGGCAATGACGTGGTCATCACGGCGTCCGGTGGGTCGGTCGGCCCGTTTAGGTACGCGGTGCTTTACAACGACACCCCGACCAGCCCTGCCGATCCGCTGATTGCGTTCTGGGACTACGGCTCAAGCGTGACCCTGGCGTCGGGCGAAGCGCTGACCGTGGACTTCGGATCTAACATCCTGACGGTGGACTGATGCCGACCGGGACGGCCACGCTCGACTTCGGAGCGTTCCCCGGAAGCAACGAGGCCTCGGTTGCGTTTTCGGACGCCACGATTGGCGCGGGGGCGAAGGTCGAAGCCTTCATCATGGCGAACGACACGACGTCGGACCACACGGCGGCTGACCATCGCTACGCCGGGCAGTTCTTCTCACTCACGGCGGCGCCCGACGCGGGTGTCGGCGGGACGATCTACGCGCGCTCGATTCACAAGATGCAGGGGACGTTCGCCGTCCGCTGGGTCTGGGCAGACTAGGGACACATCATGGCGCTTGACACCAATCTC